TAGGTCTAGACCGTTGCCTACGTAGGTTTGTGCTGACGCTATTGACTGCCCAGTACCAGCGATAGTTGTAAACGTGTCGTAGCCAATAGCGGTCGCCACGGCTGAAATCTGTGCCAGTGTCGTGTTTTGGCTAATTGCACGGCTAGTAAAGTTGCGACGGCCCCAACGTGCCAACGTGCCCTCAAGCGTAAGCACCGTAACGTCCATGCTTGATTTAATGCCGTAATTGAAAAGTTTGTCTTTAACTGTCCCTAAAAACACAACTTGGTTTGTGGCTATTAACTGCCCGCCTGCGTAGTCGCCAGTAACAACCAGCACATAATCCCCGATAAAGGCTGCTGGCGTGCCACGTGTCACGATTGTGCACGACGACGGACTAAATGGGTCCGTTTGCCATTGACGACCTCGAGAGACCGACACTGACTGCACATTTGTGGACCATTCAGTCAGATTGGTGTTGAGACTTGATTGGTAAAAAACGCTAAATGCTTGTGGCATTAGAAACTTCCTGTGACAGCGATTGGCAACGGTCCAGCGTTACGGCCATACTCACGCAGCTGCTGCACCACAGCCTTAGGGTTTGGGTTAGTAATCGTAATGTATTGCGTAACCTGCCCAGTTGCCTGACCGACTGCCAACCCGGCACCAACCTGCCCCGCCACATTTCCCACAGCTGTATAAGCCTGGTTCAGTTGGCGTATGTCCCGCAACGCATTTGACTGTGCCAGCAAGTCGGCAGCAAATTGCGATCCGCTTGCCAAGTCCATTTGCATGATCCCTTGGATAGCCAACGGCCCCAAACCCATGCCCTGCAGCTTGAGCAGGTTTTTGCCATAGTTCTTAATCTGCCCGACCATGCTTTTAACGTTTTTCATAAAGTCGGGAAAGTTCTTTGAGTCCCGGTATGCGGAACCCAGGTCAAACAGACCTTTAATGGTGTCGGTCAATTCTTCTTTAACTCGAGCAAGGTTCTTCAAAAACTTTTCTAACGGTGTTTCAACTTCGCTAGTAATAGACCTGCCAACCTTGGTAAAGCCAGTGTCAAGTTTCGGCAACATACCAGCCAAAGAATCAATCGCTTCATTAAGGCCGTTTGTCGGGTTGTACATTTCTTCAAACGTGTCGGTGAGGTCACGACCGCCACTAGCAACCTTGCCCAAATTGAAAAACGCCAACGGGCTCAACAGGTCAAACGTTTTGCCCAGTACGCTGTTTGCGTCTTCTGCTTTGCCTTTAAGACTGCTGAAAGCGTTAGCCAACGTTGCTACACCGTCAGCTGCAGGACCAAGCACGTCAGTCAACTCTTCAATAACAGGTATAAACAGTGCACCAATAGTTTCTTTGGCTTCGTCAATCTTCTGTTGAGTGATCGCCATTTTGCCTGCGTACGTGTCCGCTGCGTTAGCTGCAGACCCACCAAACGTGTCACTAAGCACCCGGGTAGCAGCGTCGAAGTCCTTAGTTTTGACAATGTTCTCGTCAAGCGGAATACCTAGACGTTTCAGCGACCCAAGGTTGCCCTGGTAAGCCTTAGACAACCCGAGCGTAACCGTTTCAAGGCTTCTACCAGTGCCTACGCTAATGTCCGTAGCAAGGGTTAACAGGTCTTGGGCTTTAGTTACGTCACCAGTCGCTCGAGCAAGGTTTTGAAAGCCAGAGCGCAGCTCAGTGTCTGAAATACCTGCAGCCATTTGCATTTTGCTGATTAGCTCTTCAACGCTGGCGACCTGTGCGTCGGTTGCCCCAGTCGTGTTCTTTAACGCAGTGGCAAGGATCGCCTGGCTTTTTTGGTCGTCCGCTGCAGCGTTCGCCATGTTAAAGATTGCGTATGCAGCTGTAGTCGCTGCCGTACCAATAGCGGTCAACCCGGCAGGGCTGGTCGCTTTCGCCATAACAAACTGAAACCGTTGAGCATTGGTCTCGAGCTTTTTGAACTCTGACAGGGTCTGCCTAAACCCTGTTTTGTTTAGTTCGGAAATGATCGGTATTTTGATTGCCATTAGCGCACCCCTCGAGCAGTTGCAGTACGTAACGCACGGTTAGCGTCAGCCACAGCACGGTCCACGATCGGTCGGCAGTTCTGTGTTACGTCGTTCAGGGTTTCTTCGGCTGCTGGCCACATAGCACGTGACGCTTTGCCCTGCTTTGCGTTCAACCTGTTAATCAACGTCATGCCCTGGACGGTTGACGGTTTGTTGCCACGGCCAGCCATGTCATAAATGCTGATGTTGCGACCACGTGATACGCCGTTGCGGGCTTTGCCACCGCCAGCGACCACACTGACCACGCCAACGGTTTCGTACATGATTGAGCGTGCAGTGATTTTGCGTGACGCTTTGCGTGTGTCAAGTTTGCTGGTGATCTGCCTACGTTCGGTGGATCCGCCACGCCACAACGGTTGACCTTTCCAGTTGCGTGTCATGCCCGATAGTGGGGCTTCGGTGGGTACGTTGCGTTGAGCTGCACGCACCATAGGGTCAACAGCGTCTTTGAAGTCTTTGTTGAATTGCTTACGCAACGTTTTATCAAAACCGTTGAGTACACGTAATGCTTCACGTACGCCTGTGACTGGTGGCTGAGTCATTTGTTGCGCTCCTCCAGGACACGAACGACCGTCATTAACTCGGGGTGTTCAAACTCCACATTTGCTGGCCAGTACCCGGTAGCCACGACAACCTGCGCTAGGAGGTAGCCGACGCTGCCGGGTCGGTAGGGTTTCGGTCGTCTGCCTCAACGATCTCTGGCATGTTTTCTAGCTGGTCAATGAACTGGTCAAGGGTTGATGGTACGACTATGCCAGCCTGGCGTGTTGCTTCGTACGCAAAGTAGGCGAGGTCTTCTGCGCCTATGCCGTCACCGATTTGTGAGATTTTGCGCTTGTATAGGCGTTCCCATTTGACAAGTGTTGCCAGGTTGGTTTGTACCTGGCGTGAGTCGCCGTCAATGGTGCGGTAAGCAAGGGTCAGTCTCAAGGGTTTGTCCTTTCGTCGGGCAAGGCTCCGCCCATGCGGGCTTGCTTTGTTTTGCTCTCAGCCTGAGGCTGAGGGATCAAATTACTGCTTTGGCAAGTGTGCCACCACGGAACGTCAGCGTAATGGTGCTGAGCTCTCCGAGGCTGGCTGCAATAGGGGTATGGGACTCAAGGTATGCGCCTGTAAGCGTGTAGCTCGGGTTGGCTGCGCCAACAGTTGCGCTGGACGGTTTGAGCACAAGGTTTGTGGTCGTGCCAACCAAACCATAGATCGTTGCTTCAGTTTCGGACGCTGCATACGACTGGTACAAGGTCACGGTCACTTCATTGTTTTGCAACCCGCTCGTGTATTTCCTGGCAGTATCTCCAAAAGCGGTGCTTTCCAATGCCTCGGCAGTGTAGGTAACGGTGGCGCTCGTGCATTGATCAGTTAACGAAATTGAGTTAATTGTCACGTCTGGGTTAGAAAGATAAGTGGTTGTAGGCATTGTCAGTCCTCAGATTTCTTTTTCTTAGTTTCCTCAACGACGAAACCGCCGTCAATAAGTGCCGGGACGTTTACACCCTCAGCCTCAGCAGCTTCAGCGTCAAACACGTCACCAATTTTGCCGAGTCTCTCGGACGCAATCTTGTATGCCATGTTGTCGCCTCCTATGCCGTTTGAGCTTGTAGGGAAATAGTTACAGTGTACGACGGGTATTCTACCCCACCGATCAACGTGTTAGTGGGACGACCGTCAGTCACCGCTACTTGCTTTGCCAACAACTTGGCTGCGATCTCAAGCGCTGGCCGTAGCGCGTCAAGGTTGCTGGGGCCCATAGTCAGAATTATGCAACTAAACGTCACCTTGGCAATGTTGTAGTTCCAAGCCTCAAAACTGGGTGCGTCAAGGAACACGCACGGTGGTTGTAGGTTCCGTGGATCTGTCACAACCTTGAGCCCTGAGATCGTGGCAAGGGTGGTGCTCAGGTCGTCTATAGCCTCGTTAAACAGGTCTGTGTACGCCATTAGGCGACCGCTGGTCTAGGAATACCCAA